ATGTTGCAATTGTATGAGAAACAGTTTGCAGAGGCGCTTTCAAGATTGAAAGATTTAGGAGAATCAAGAGAAAACGCGGATGCATATCGTAGGGGTCTGCCGGATCGGCCTCGAACATAAGGAGTAGAAGATGGCGACATCCAACGCAGCAACTAACTATTTAGAGCGGAGAATTTTGGATTTCATATTCAAAAACAACTCGCTAAGTTTCTCCTCGCCGGGTGACAGCATCTATGTCGGCTTGGCGACTGCGGTATCTGCGGCAGAGACAGGATCTGTTACAGAGGCTGACTTCACTAACTATGCGAGGGTGCAGGTTACAGCTTCAAACTGGACCACGATTGGTTCTGACTCTACAGACACGCAGACAGCCACAAACGCAGCCAACATCGACTTTCCGGCGGCGGGCACTACCACAGCAGATGTGATAACTCACGCATTTATCGCGGACGCCTCATCTAGTGGCAACATCTTGTTTGTCGGCGCACTTGATGCCAGCAGAACGATTGACGATGGCGACATCTTCCGCATCAACGCAGGGAACCTCACAATTGAGTTGAAGTAACATGGCACTGGTACTCAAGGATCGCGTCAAAGAGACGACCACCACCACCGGCACTGGCACTTATACATTGGCCGGTGCCGTTACTGGTTTTGAAGCATTTTCGTCAGTTGGCGATGGCAACACCACATACTACTCTTGCACAGACGGCACTGACTTTGAGGTTGGTATTGGCACCTACACGGCGTCTGGCACGACGTTAGCTCGTACAACGATTCTTCAGTCCAGCAACAGCGACAGCGCAGTAAGTTGGAGTTCCGGCACCAAGACAATCTTTTGCGCACAGCCAGCAGAAAAGGCGGTGTTCCTTGATGCAAATGGTGATATCACGCTTACGGGTGCTTCTTACAACCTTAGTGAATTTTTAAACTTCGGCGACAGTGGAGCGCCGAATTTTGACAATCGTTTACGTTTCGGGGATGGCGTTGATCTTTCCCTGTTTAGTGATGGCACTAATGGCTTTTTGCAGGGTGCAAATAATAACGACCTGTTTGTCGCATATGATGAGATACATTTATTATCTCAAGATTACTCAAAAACTCGTATAAAAATAAATTCTTCTGATGCAGTCGAGCTTTACCACAACAACTCCAAGAAGCTGGAGACGACAGCCGATGGCGTGACGATTACGTCAACGGATGCGGGTGCAGACGCTGGTCCAGTTTTAAAATTTAATAGGGATAGTGCCAGCCCAGCATCAAATGATTTTCTAGGGGAAATTCAATTTGACGGCGATGACGCAGGCGGCAATTCAACTACATACGCAAAAATCACGGGTGTAATCACTACCACTACGGATGGAAGTGAAGACGGCAGAATAAAGTTTGATGTTTTAGGTAGCGGCAGTTTCACTACGTTTTATCAGATAGGTTTCGGTGGGAACTTCATGTACCGCAACTTAAATCTGATGCACAATGTTGACTTGGTTTTTGAGGGTGGCACAGACGATAGCAACGAAACCACGCTCACCGTTACTGATCCAACAGCAGACCGCACGATTACTCTGCCTGACGCCACTGGCACGGTTGCCTTAACTTCTGATCTTGGAACCATAGCTTCACAAGCAGCCGACAGCGTAAACATCGACGGCGGTGCTATCGACGGCGTTACGATCGGCACGAACAGTGCGGTTACTGAGTTGCAAGTTGATAACATCAACATCAACGGCAACGACATTACCTGCACTAATTCAAACGGCGCTATAGGGATAACCCCAAATGGAACTGGAGATGTCTTTCTTAGTACGGACACAGTTCATATTGGTGATTTTAATTCTAACGCGAAGATTACGACTAACGGCACTGGCGATCTAACACTCAATACGAACAGCGGCACCAACTCTGGTTCTATTGTCATTGCAGATGGCGCAAACGGAAACATCAGCATTACGCCAGATGGCACAGGTTCTGTGGTTGTTGGCCGAGCATCTTTCAGCAATCAGATTCAACTCAGTCAGGTCAGCGGCAATGCGATTGTTACAACTGGCGATCTTTCCAATGCAGATTTAGGCATTTTAAGGGCGAGGAACACAAGTGGTGCTGACACGCATGGTTTCACCATAAAGTACATGGGTTCTCGTAGTGGGAACAATAATTCGTTTTCACTTTTCATGGACAACCAGACAAGTTCGGATGTCGAGGCTATTACCGTTCTTCAAGACGGGAAGGTTGGCATTCTCAACACCTCACCCGGTTCAGCCCTAGATGTAACAGGCGAGATAGCTGCAACTAGCCTTGATATTTCTGGTGACGTAGACGTAGACGGCACGCTAGAGGCCGATGCTATGACTCTCAACGGCACGGCCATTACAACCACCGCAACTTTATCTACGGGCATCAGCAACGGCAATGTGCCGGTGTTTACATCTGGCGCTGCCGACAACGACTTCTTGCGGATCGACGGCACATCTATTGAAGGCCGTTCGGCGTCAGAGGTTCTATCTGATATTGGTGCAACAACCGCCGCAGCGGCAGCAGACGAAGCCACGGCATTAGCCATTGCGCTCGGATGATAAGGAGTAATAGATGGCTAATACATTCAAAGTAAAAACGAACGCGGCGATGCCAGCTAGTGCGGGTACGCCGCTGACTTTGTATACAGCGCCGTCAGGTACGACCAGTATTGTTTTAGGACTAATCCTCTGTAACGTACATACGAGTCAGGTGACCGCCGACGTACAGCTTGTGTCCGATACATCTGACACAGAAACCAATGAGACGGTCTTGCTAGTGAAGGACATTCCGATTCCGGTGGGATCTTCGGTAGAACTGTTGTCTGGCAACAAGGTTGTGCTGCAAACCACAGATGTGTTGAAGATTGACTGTAGTGTCGCCGCCAAGATCGATGCGACCTTGAGCATCATGGAGATAACGTAATGCCTTACATTGGTGCAGGGGTACAACGATTTAATACTGCGGACAATCTGACGGTATCTGGCACAGCAGAAATAACTGGTGCTTCTACTCTTACAGGCGCAGTCACAGCAGATGCTGGTGTATCCATAGATAACATCACTATTGATGGCACAGAAATCGATCTTAGTTCCGGTAACCTCACACTAGATGTAGCAGGAGATATAAATCTTGATGCAGATGGAGGTGACGTAAATTTTAAAGATGGCGGCACATCTATCGGATATCTGTCAAACTCGTCGGGAACTCTACTGCTTGGCGTAAATACATCTGATGCCGATTTTAAAGTGCAAGGCAATGATGGTGGTTCCACTATCAATGCTTTGACGCTTGATATGTCAGATGCTGGCGCTGCCGCGTTTAATGCTGGCGCAACTTTTGATGGCAACGTCGGCATCGGTGACACCACAGTAAATTCTTCGCTGCAAGTTTCCAAAACACAAACAGCACTGAGTGGCACAAGCAACCAATACGGTGTTCACATTTACCCTACGAGTTCCGGTGCAACATTTGTTGACGGCATCACTTCTGGTTCCGGTGGTGCGGGACTAACTGTGCGGAGCTACCTTAACGGAACCTACAATAATATTATCAGTGGTTCTACTGACACAGGCACAACGACGTTCCAAACCGGCGGGAACGAACGTATGCGTATCGACAGCAACGGCCAAGTACAAATTGGCACGACTCAAGCAAGTCTTTTTAACTCCGAAGGAACCAACGCAGGTCTCACCGTTGCAGGTAGCGACACAAGCACCACAACCA